TTCCTGCACAAACGGGAGATCGCCGAAGAAATATCCTGCATAACAGAATATAGTTACCCAGACAGCTCCACCAACCAAATTATATACCATAAAATAGTAGTAATTCATTTTCCCCATTCCTGCAACGAAGGGGGCAAATGTACGTACTATGGGGATAAAGCGTGCCAGGATAATGGTTTTGCCACCATACTTCTTATAAAATTCGTGCGTTTTCTCCAAGTGACTTTGCTTGAATATCTTGGATTTAGGATTGTTGAATAGCCTTCGACCAAAGAAATGCCCAATCATATAATTGCATGAATCACCTAATATGGCAGCAGCAAATAATATGATAACGAGTATGTGTATGCTGATAGGCATATCGGGTAACGCAGAGATCGCTCCGGCAACGAAAAGTAAAGAGTCACCCGGGAGGAAAGGAGTGACTACTAATCCGGTTTCACAGAAGATTATGATGAATAAGATAGCATAGGTCCATGCATGATAATCACGCACAATCATGGCCATATATTGGTCAATATGGAGTATAAAATTGAGTAAAAAATCCATTTTATATACTTTGATTGTTATTAAAAGGAAAAGATAGGAACAACAAATAAGGCATAGAAAATATGAATTTTCTATGCCTATAAAAGGTATAAAATGGCTAAATGAGTATATGACCTAATGTATAGATGTGATATCTATCGGAATATTTGATAAAATTAGTATAGAATGAGAAACCTGTCCATTGATTCTTAGGAAGTTGAATCTTTAAAGAACTTAATATCCGGATAGTAACGGAATGAATATTGAATCTAAGTAACTTTGAAGGAGAGAAATAACGGAAGGAGGATGGATTTAAGACACCGTCACTGTCATTGTAGTCCTGCTTTCCTGTATTTTCTTTTGCTTTGACGAGTTTCTTTTCTTTCCCTAGTTGTTTTATCATAGTTTTAGTTTCGGGATGAAAAGCATTAACACAAGTTTGTATATAGGTACTACCGGTTTCTGGCCGATATGCTTCTTGCCTTTCGTCGGAAATCAACTGGAATCCCCAACTTAGAAATATACCTAATAATATACAGAATATGTACTTCATCATAACGGCCACAAATGTAGAAACTATTTTTATATGAAATACATATTCACAAGTATAATTAACAATTATATCTACGGCTGTCGGGAACTGTTTTCTGCATTTACTCTCATAAATCTCATTGGAGTATATGTTATCCCGTTAGTACATTGCTTCTCATTCATCTTTTAAATCCTAAATGAATGGCGTATGTGGATGAATGGACAGCCATTTTTCTGTCTGAGCACTCTTATTAGTAGAAATGTAATTTATTATCCTTTAAAAAGCATCAGTATGAGAAATGTAGAAAAGCACTTGGTTGGATAACTGTTTATTTATTATTTTGCAATTTTCCTTGTTTTCAAATGGATATTATAAAAGATATACCCGAATTTCTGCTTCCTTTAAGATTGATTTGTTTTGCCATTCAATGAGATTGCTGTAACTTTGCGTCCGGTTTAAAAAGATTGTATGTTATGGAATTACCCAAAGACCCGATGATGCTGTTTAGCGTTATCAATATGAAGTTGCGCGATTGCTATTCTTCACTTGACGAACTTTGTGAAGATATGGACGTAAATAAGGATGAATTAGTGAATCAGTTGAAAGCTGTCGGTTTTGAATATAGTGCGGAACACAATAAGTTCTGGTAACAGACTTCTTATTTACAATTTATAGATAAAGTATTCGAATTGCCTCTAAAGCCTCTGTAAAGGTCTTGGAGGCAATTTCTTTTCCTTGTATTCTACTTCTTTTTCTCCTCTTCCTTGTTAATAAAAGCAAAATACGAATTCTTGTATTTAACTTCCACACTCTTCTGCGTTCTAACTAATAAAGCTCAGATATAGAATTAATGATAAACGAGAATAAAATTCGTGAAGCTTGTTCCTCGGATCGTGAACGGGGATTCAAGATGCTGATGAACTCTTTTCAGGTACCGATATATAATTATATCCGTAGGCTGGTCGTGTCTCACGTAAGGGGGGAGAAACGATGCGTGTCAAAGTTCGGTCGGTCTGAAAATATCTGATTGCTTTGGTTTTCAAAGCGTTAGAACGGGGTAGGAGTGAGCTGGGTGGAAAAACGAAGCGTTTACATCGCTTTACATCGAGCTTACATTTGAACCTTGTTTGAACGCCGTTCAAATGAATCTCTTTACATTAGGAGTGGAGTAGGGGAGAATTCAGGCAGTATGGTATTATTTCACTCCGATGCTTTGCCCAGGCCATACTTCCATATACAAAGATAACCAAATGGTGTAATTTATGCAAGTGGAGTAGGGGAGCGCTTCGCTTCTCTCCTATTTTTATTTATTAAAATTATTCCATATAGCTGATATTTGGTATATTTGCAGTGAAATAAATACTATATATCATGAGTAAAGTTATCCATGTACATTTGATTTTTGAGAAAAAGAACATCTACTTTGGTAGTATATCGGCCATTTTTGAAACTCTGACGGAGAAACAGGTCGGAATCACTAAGAGTAGTCTTTTACATGCTGGACTGGTTGATGACATTGCCAAATACACGAAACGTGCAATGATTATTCAGTCTCGCTTGATAACATGTACCAGAAAGGGATAAAATGCCTTAGAACGCAATTAAAAGCCGCAAAAGCGGCTTTTTTTGCCCTTATAAGTGTCAAACTATGATGGAAGGCTGTATTTATCCGTTTGAACGCTTTGAACGTCTTAAAAAGTGGAAAGGTTATTCACTTGCTTATTCATTTGGTTATTCATTTAAGCTATTACAAAAACGAAATGTTTTGATTGCTTATTCATTTGGTTATTCATTTTTGTGCCTATTTTGTTCTAATAAAACGGGGAAATATCTTTTTTTTATTTGGTATTCATCGGTTTTTATAATATTGTAGGGGGTAAATTGTATATAGATAATATTTATTTACTCCCCTGTATTTTTATATATTCTGCTGTAAAATAGTGATTTAACTGTTTTTACCTCCCTTTCCCCATAAAACACGTTTTAGATGGCATTGGCAACCGTAGAATCGCTTGCATCCGAAACACGCCCCGACTTGTCCTGTTTAAGTTGTGTAATTGTCTGTTTGAGCATCCCTATTTCCTCTGCCATTTCTCGAATGGTGGAGTCTTTTTCCCTTAAAACATCCAGAAGCTCCCTAAAATTATTGTTAGCTGTTTCTGGAGGAGCTGTTTCCGTTACTACTGGTGTAATTTTTTCGGCTTCTATATCTTTTAAAAGAAAGTCGTCGATTGATATTCTAAAAAACTTAGATATTTCACATAACAAACTCAATTTAGGTTCTGTATTACCCAGTTCATAGTTTGACATTGTACCTTTTTTGATGCCCAGAAACTCAAATTCATCTAATTTAAGTCCCCTACTCTCCCTTAGATATCTAAGATTCTTAGAAAAAACGCTCATAAATCTAAATTATTTGGATTAATACTTTGTTGTCTAAGAAACTTAGACTATATTTGCCACGTGATTAAAGTTTAAACACGCCCCAAAGCTACAAAAAAGGCTTGAGGTAACAATGAGAATTTAAAAAGAAGCAAAATGGAAGTAAAATTTAAAAAGGGACAAAGTGTGAGAATCACCAAGAGAAATGGTGAGATCATTGATGGTATAGTTCGTGACTGGGATTATAACATTTGTACGTTCGTGCGGGAATATAATATCGATTATATGAAAAATGGTCAGGTTTGGACTGTAATATGTGTTCCGGAGGATGCGATAAAGGAGCTTTAATAATTTTCTCGGGCAGTTAGTTCAGCTGGTAGAACAAACTAAACTCCTATAATGGAGAGGTTATGGTCCGCGGTTCGAATCCGCGACTGCCCACTACGATAATTTAAATATTAGATAGTATGAAAGAACGAATAGTTGTAGAATACGGTGAGGTGAATAAAATTGCCGAACTGATGGGCTGTACAAACGTGATGGTGAGTCATGCGCTTGCCTTCCGTAAGAACAGCAAACTGGCCCGTTCCATTCGTAAGCTCGCCATTGAGCGCGGTGGATCCAAAGTAGGTGGTAATCCTCAAAATACAAGTAGCCATGAAAAATGATTTGATGACATTGTTCAGCGACCAGCTGCACTGGTTTGCTCGTCTGAAACGAAAACAGCGCTTTTGCGTGCTTTACTTCTGTATGAGTTTCGGGATCCTGCTCTCTATTTTTTTTATTAATCCGCTGCTGGAACTTCTCGTAGTGTTGAATTTCGGGATCTCCGTGCGGCTGCTGAAGAAGCATGTCCCTTTGAATGATTTAGAGGATTGATAATCAAGCTGGGAGATGGAATACTTTGATAATATATTGTGTGTAACTTACAAAGAGTTGCTGGATATAATGCCCAAAGGCACTTTGAATAGCCAGCTGTCCCGAGAAAAACTGGATGTCGTTTCCCGTGGCGGTGGTGAAAATAATCCGGCTCTGTATGCCTATTCCTCCCTTCCCGAGAAATACAAGAAACGTTGGGTTGAGCGTCATGGCGAACCCGAGAAACAAATGAGACAGGAAATGATCCGTAACATAGTGAAGAAAGACGAGAAGGCCGAGAACTTTTTCGAGGATTACCGTTACGACAAGAACGGTGAGATGGTCGCTCTTCCCGAGGATGTGAAGAAGGAATACACCTGGAACGCTTCGGTGCTGAACGCGTTGATGGAAGAGTTCAAACGCTTGAGTTCATCCAATAACAAGCTGACCGGTTTCCGCCGTAACCTTTGGGAACTTCTGCTTGTCACGAGTGAGGAATGGCGTCCGGTGTACGGGCACAGTCTTCCGGGCAGTGTGGGGCGTTTGAAAGCCCTGATAAACAAGTTCCGTCCCGACAACTACGGTGTGCTTGTGAGCGGTAAATACGGCAACAGCAACACGCTGAAGATCGAGGAGGACGGCGGGCGTTACCTTGTAGCATTGAAACGCAGCCGCGTTCCGGTTTATACTGACATGGAGATCTTCGAGGAGTACAACCGTGTCGCTCCGGAACGTGGCTGGAAGCCCCTGAAGAGTCCCCGCAGCCTCCGCGAATGGTTCAACAGCCCGCGTGTCGAACCTCTGTGGTACGATGCCGTTTATGGGGAAATGAAGGCACACCAGCGTTATGACCGCAAGCACCGGACCATCCTTCCGGGCCGTCGTGACAGCCTCTGGTATGGCGACGGCACGAAGCTGAACCTCTACTATCGTGACGAGAACGGAAACAAGTGCACTACAAGCGTGTACGAGGTGGTGGATGCCTATAGTGAAGTCCTGCTCGGTTATTACATCAGCGACAACGAGGACTATATCGCCCAGTACCATGCTTTCCGCATGGCT